TAGTGACCGCTAGTGCGCGTAGTGTGCCCGGTGGTGCTAACCTGCACTACAGGTGGCTTGGGACGCTGACCGGAAAGGCAGCGTGTCGGCGTCTCTTGACTTCAGTACCGCCAAGCTAGGTACCGGCGCGCGGTTCAAACGGCTCTCCGCCACTCTCGCCGCTAGAGGCGCTACCGACCCGGACGCCCTGGCCGCTTTCATCGGCCGCAAGAAGTACTCGGCCGGCGGCATGGCCAAGCTCTCTAGCGGCCAGAACCTCGCCAACCCTGACCTCGGCATCTACCTGGCTGAGACCGCCAAGGACGACCAGGGCGAAACCCTGACCTGCCCCGAGTGCGGGCACGTTGACGTGTCCAGCGCGTTCGGCCCGTCCGGTGCGTCCCTCCAGTCCAAGCCCTCGGTACTCCAGACTCCCGCCCCGTCCACCGCGTCATCCCGCCAGGGCGCGGCAGTGAGCATCAAGTCCGGCAGTCCCGCTCACGCCCTCGCGAACGGCACCCGCGACGCCATCAGCCTCGCCGCCTCAACGGCGACCGCCCGTCACCGCCCCATCTCCGGCCCCATGGACGTCCTGGTGGCCCGCGGCGCCGACGGCACCGCGGTCCTGAGGCACCGGCACGGCGGCGCGACCATCGCGAGGCTGACGAAGACCGATTCGGGCAAGTGGGTAGCCAACGTCAACGGGCAGGATCTCGCCCCCCGCGACCACCAGCGCACCGCACTGATGGAAGCCGTAGGAACCTGGAACAAGGCCGTCACCGGGTCGCTGAAGCGCGCTGACGCCCCCTTGCAGCCCCCGCCGGCGCAGACGGAGCTGATGCGGGAGTACGGCATCCCCGCGATCCGTGCCCTCGCCACCCCGACGACCAGTTCGTCCGGTGGCCCGAGGGTCACCATGGCAGCCGGGGCACCGGCTGATGGCAGCGATGACGACGGCACCGACGATGACGGGCTGACCGCCAAGGGCCAGGCGATCAAGAAGAAGCTGATGGCCAAGGGGTTCCCTGAGGCGCGGGCCATCACGTTCGCGAAGATGAGCCAGAAGACCAAGCCGGGCGTGTTCGGCAAGTCGGCCGCCGCCTGATGAGCGTCATGGACGAGCAGGCGATCGAGCAGGCAGTCCAGGCCAAGGGCCTGACCGCGCCCCGGATCTCACCGGATGACCTGGACGCCAAGATCGTCGCTGAGCAGTACCACGTGTTCCCCGGCACCACCCTGACCGTCTGCTGCCTAATGCTCCAGAACGGGTACACGGTGACCGGCGAGTCGGCGGCGGTCAGCGCGGAGAACTTCGACGCGGAGATCGGCCAGAAGATCGCCCGCGCTGAGGCCCGTGACAAGATCTGGCAGCTTGAGGGCTACCTGCTGCGCGAGCGGCTATATCAGGCAGCCAGCGAGAAGCCGCGCCGGGTGGCGCATCCGTGAGCACCGCTGTCCTGACGCCCTTCACCACCGCTGATGCGGTGGAGCTCGGCAACCGGCTGTGGCGCAAGCAAGTCCTGCCCATCGGGGACGTGGAGTACAAGGGCAGGCTGCTGCACTTCACGAAGGACTACCTCGGCCAGCTCGTCGCCGCGTTCAAGTCCCGCGCTTATGACCAGGTGCCCTTTCAGATGGCCACGCACGACAACGGGCACAGCAACGACCCGGAGCGGACCCGCGGCGAGGTCACCGACATGGAACTGCGGGACGACGGCCTGTACGTCATAGCTGAGGTCAACCCGCGCGGCGAGGCAGTGCTCCGCGAGAACCCGAAGCTGGGTGTCTCCGCCCGGATCGTGGAGGACTACGCGCGCTCCGACGGCCAGCGTTACCCGGCCGCGATCCAGCACGTCCTCGGCACCCTGGACCCCCGGATTCCCGGACTGGGCGCGTGGCAGGCCATCGAGGCGGCGTCCCCGGTCCCCGATGAGGTCATCGACCTGTCCGCCTCCACGTTCGCAGGCGAGGCCGCCCCTGCCGCCTCGCCTGCTCTCCTCTCCGCACCTGAACCGGCCGCAGCGCCACCCGAAGGGACCGACGGCATGCCTGATCTTGACGCCCTCACCGCCGAGCAGAAGGCCCGCCTGACGGCCCTGCTGGAACTGCCCGATGAGCAGATGGAAGCTCTCGCGGCCGGAGGGGTGGTCCTGACCCCCGATGAGCTGCTGGCCCTGACCGGCAGCACCGACCCCGAGGACGCCGTGAGCCCCGAGGCCGAGCCGGACGAGGGCACCGGAGACGCCACGGAGGACGAGGACGACCTGGCGATGCAGATCGCCGCGATGACCGATGAGGAGTTCACCGCCATGCAGGCGGCGTTCGCAGCCGAGCAGCACCAGGAGGAGCCAGTGGCCGCAGCCCTTTCCGCCGAGGCCCAGTTCGCGATCGACCTGGCCACCGCACGCGCGGACGAGACCGCCCGTGAACTGTCCGTCATCACCGCCCGGATGCGGGAAGGCGACTACCAGGCCGAGAAACGCAAGCTCGCCGATCTGGGAGTTCCCCCGTTCATCACGGAGCTGGCCCGGCCGCTGCTCGAGGGCGCCGGGCGGGCCGTGGAGCTGGCGAACGGGAAGACCGCCGACGCCGGCCAGATCATGCGCAAGGTGCTGACCGAGTACGCCCGGCAGGCCCGCCTGCTCGACCTCGACGTCGAGCTCGGCTCCCCGATGGACGAGCCGGACGACGCCGTGCAGCGGGAGCAGGTCGCGACATCCCGGGACGACGTGGTGTCCCGGTTCAAGCAGGCAACCGGCCTCAAGTGACGCGCTACGTGGTGGTGACTCCGGTGACGGTGGCCGGATCCGGGTACGGCCAGCCGGCCCGCGTGCTGGCGAAGGGCCAGGTACTCGACCTGTCTGCGACCGAGGTGACTGCGATCAGCGCGGGGAACCTGCGGGCCGTGACCGCTCACGACCAGGCAGCCGAATCGGCAGGTGTCAGTAACGGTGACTAGCAATAGAAGGGGGCGTGGCCGCTCATGACTGCGGTACTCCCGCATTACACCAGGGGGCCAGCCAACTACCAGGCCGCGACCCTGATATTCGGCGGCCAGTTCGTCAGCCCCGACTCATCCACCCCGGGCACCACGGACCTGACCGTCCGCCCGTCTGTCGGAGGTTCGGCAGCGGCCGGGGACATCTACTGCCTGGGTGTCGCCGGCGCCGACGCGAACGTCATCTCCACCCAGACCGGCGCGGCGAACGCCTACGGCGAGCCGCTGATCGACATCTCGGTGCTGACGGACTACGTGCCGGTGTACGCGGGCGGGTGGGACATCTGGTGCTGGTACGCCGGCCAGGCATCCGTCGGTGAGCTTCTCGTCGTGGGCTCCGCGTCGGGGGTGGCGTGCAACGGGACCGTGTGCGGGTCCAGCCATTCCCCGTTCGGCACCGCGGCGGGTACCCAGGCGATCACCCCGGCGTACAACAACATCGTCGCCCGCTGCACCCACCAAGGCGGCGTGTCGAGCGCGATGCTCACCCAGCAGATCGGCGGCACCGGGTCCGCATCCTACTTCCTGGGCCGGGCCCGGGTCCTTTAAGAGAGAAGGACTGACCAGATGCCATCTGGCGCGAGGGGCTATAGCGACGGCCCGAGAATCACAGTCAATGAGCTGCTGAAAGACCCGTTGGTCATTCCGGCTCTGATTCTGGATATCACGCAGAACGAGTTCATCATGGACTCCGTTCTGCGGATGGGCGGCGCTGCGCCATCGGGTGCGGTGCGCTATTCGGAAAGCACCCCGCTGTACGCGGACGACTTCCCGGAGATCCGGCCGGAATTCGGCGAGGTGCCGGTCGTCCCGACGAGTATCGGCGTGCCGCGAGTGGTGTTCACGCACGAACGCGCAATGGCCATAATGGTGTCGGATGAAATGCGCCGACGTCAGGCCATCGACCCGGTGACAAGGCAATTGCTCCAGGTTAAAAATACGATGGTGTATTCCTGGAATACGGCATTTTATTCTGCCGTCGTGGCCAATGCGTCCATTCAGACATTGGCCGTCGCTAACCCGTGGGCGTCGGCTTCGGCGACGATCCGCGCGGACATCGCGCAGGCCGTGTACCTCGTGGAGAACGCCAACATCGTTTCGCCTTCTGGCGTTACCCAGTGGCTCGGCTTCGAGGCCGACACGCTGATAGTCAACCACGGCACGAAAAACACGCTGCTGCAAAGCTCCACGTTCGCCGCGCCGTATATCGGCGATATCGCGTCGGAATCGCTCATGTACACGGGCGTCCTGCCGCAGAAAATCTTTAATCTCGACGTCCTGGTAAGCCGTCAGGTGCCCGCCGGGAACGCCATCATCATGCAGCGCAATAGGTGCGGCTTTTACGCCGACGAATTGCCGTTCATGGCCGGTCCTCTTTATCGCGAGGAGGCCCGTAAAACCTGGAGGTCAGATTCACAAAGGGCATCAGCCATAGGGCTCGACCAGCCTTTGGCCATTGCTCTTTTGTCGGGAGTGTGAATTGAATGGCAGCCACCGCGACCGCCGTTGAAACCCCGCTCACCGCCGACGAGCACGCCACCCTGGACAAGCTCCTGGCCCGGGACAAAGGCACCCCGTCGGCCCGCATCGGTGATGAGTATGTCGCCTTGATCTGCCTGTCCGTCCCCCGACGGGGCGATAAGGACCGGCAGACGGACCTGGTGTACCCAGGTGAGACGGTGCACCTGACCGAAGAGGAAGCCCGCGCGTTCAACCGGCACGGCACCCGCGACGGGCGGCAGGTCGAGGTGGTGCGGAAGGTGACCGGCCCGGCCGGGACGCATGAGCCGGTTCCGATGGTCCCGCCGCGCGCCGTGTCCGGGCGGCTGTTCCGGCCCACCACGCCGCCGCCCGGCTCCGACGCCCCCCGCCCGGACCCGGAAGGCTCCAGCGCGGTCCAGTTCCTCGCCGGCAACGGCAACGCCCCGGAAGGTGCCGAGCCCGCGCGGCCGGACCCGTCGGAGATGGCCGATCACCTGACCGATGCCGCGGACCTGCCGCCCCGCCGCACCCGTCAGGCAGGCCGGTAGCCCATGCCGTGGATCGGGGGAACCCTGGAGCCGCTGGATGTAGCGTCGCTGCGCTGCCCCCGCTGCTGGTTCGCGGCCCCGATGGTGCCGTACGGGGTGCTGACGTACCGGTGCCTGCGCTGCGAGTGGCCCTTCACCTTGGGTGCCCCGGCAGTGACCAGCCCCGCTGTCCCCGCCACGACCGTCCCCGTGACGAACAGCACCGGGACCGTCGTAGCGGTCACCATCACCGGCGGCACCCTGACCTCCGTCGTCGTCAACGGCACCCAGGCAGGCACCTCGGCAGGAACGTACCTGGTCCCCGTCAGCGCGACGGTCTCCGTCACCTACTCGGCCGCCCCCACGTGGGCGTGGGCGCTGCCCGCGATCTCCGCCGGCGTGTCCGCAGGGGGCCCGGCGCTGCCGTTCACCGCCGGGGGGACCTCGTTCGCCGCCGGCCAGGTGCTGATCATCGACCCGGCCGGGTCCGCTGACGTGGTGATCGTCACCGGAACTCCCGCGGGGACGAGCGTCCCGGTGGGCGGGATGGACCTCGCGCACCTGACCGGGGTGCTCGTCACCGTCGCCAGCCTCGCCCCGGCGCTCGGCGTCGAAGGCGTCCCGCAGACGGCTTACTGACCAGGGAGGGGGTGACCGCATGACGCTTGGCCGGTACATCGTGACCGCCGATGTCACTATTCCCGCGGGCACCTCCAGCTCCCCCGCGGCCGGGCCGGCAACATCGGGGACCGCAACCCCCGCCACTGCGCCGAGCGCGGGGACGCCGGTCGTCACTCAGGCTGCCTCAACGGGGGCGTTTCTCCTGTCCTGGACCGTCACCCTGGCAACAGCGGCAGCGGTTGGGGACGCGAACAACTTTGGCTTGTACGCCGGGACGGTCTTGCTGGCCACGTCGGTCAATGCCGGGACCATCGGGTCGTACCCGCAGCAGGCGGTCACCACCTACCTCGGGACCGGGGCGGCCATCACCGTGCAGAACATCGCGGCGGGGTCTACGGGGGCCGTGTACTCCGCGGTGCTGTCGGTGACGCCGCTGACCGCCGGCGACGTCAAGGGGTCGGTGGCGTGGGACGGCGCCGGATCGCCTGCCGGGTGGACGCCGGGCGGGTTCGCGGTCAAGTTCCTCCAGGGCACGCCGCTGATCCTGGACCCGTCCGGGGATTTGTACAGCGCTCTGGGTGCGAGCAACCTCCGGGCGTGGATCGACGGAACCGACAACGTCTCCCACGGGAGGTGGGGATGTCTCGGGAACTAGGCCCGCGACCTGCGGGTATTCGCCATCTGCTCGGCCATTGTGGCCCAGCGGATGTTGCCGGGGCGATAGTCCCCGTCGTTGTCTGGCCACCGGTCAAGGCTGTAAAGAGCCGTGCCGCTCGGGTATTTGCCCTCTGGTCGCGGCCCGATCTCGGCCTCAACGTCGGAGATGAACGTGGCCACGTCATGCCAGGGTTCATAGACGCGGATGCCGCGACCGCCCCAGTTCTTATAGCCCGGCCAGTCCTCGGCGTAGCAGCGGCGCATCATCGCCGAGTGGATGCGGTAGAGCGGGTTAGCGGCGAGTCCGTGCACGTAGTTCACCGGCGGCGGCTTGCGGTTCGCCTCGCGGCGGGCAACCTGCTCGGGTGTCTGCCTGGCCCGCATGCCGGAGGCAAACTTGCGCCCTTCCTCCGTCCTGGCATACATGGGCTTGGGCTCTTTGCCGGCCTGCGACTCTGCCCATGCCGCCCGGCGGCGGGCGAGCCGGGTTTCCCGGTCGGACCACCTGCCGTCGCCCTTCTTGAGGCAGCCGCACGACCTGTTCCGGCCGGACACCAGATTCGACAGGGCCACCGTGACCGTCTCGCCGCAGTCGCACAGGCACACGGCAGCGCGCCAGCCGAACGGCTTGGACGGCGTGCAGCCGATGCGGGCATCGGTGCTCTGCACCACAAGCCTCTCGAATCGCTGTCCTACCTCAACGAATATCCGCTGCTTGGCCCCCTTGCCGCTCACTTCTGGCCGTCATCCTCGGGCGGCGGGAATGCCGCCGCCAGGCTGTCGCGTACGACTGCGCTGACCGACCGGTTCTCGGTGTACGCGGCCAGCCTCAGCCGCTCATGCAGCTCATCTGGCAGGTCAATGGTGATCCGTTTCATGGAATCAATGATACCAGAAATTACGCAAACCCGTAGTTTCGCGTCACAATGCACCATTCCGGAGATGGCCTCATGATCATCCAGCCTGCAGTACCCGCAACCTCGCCAGCCGGCCTCACTAACACCGCGACGAACACCACCGGCAACACCGCGCTGGTCTCAGTGGGTGCCAACGGGGCGACGATGGCCAACTACTGGGTCGGCGCCGTCTCGGTCGCGACCACCGCCACAGCGTTCATGATGACCGTCCCTCCCGGCGCCACCTGCGGATTGCAGTACACCGGCGGCCCGCCCGTCTGGTACTGGTCCGCGATGACCCCCGCCCTGCCTGCCTCGCCAGCCACGGTCCAGAACACCACCGGCCGGAACCTGTCCGTCGCGTTCCTCGGCGGAGGGGCGGTCTCCGC